CCATTTTGTTTGATGGATCGTAACCATCAACTTTGATAATGGTTTTACGCTTTGGCGCTTCCATCTTTTTCAGAGCGGAAAATTCTTTCGATCTCAGAACTTTGTCCTTGATTAAGGTTATGACGGACCATTTCAAAATTTTATTTAATTGAGATTTTTCGAGGCTTGATTCAACCTTTGGGCTTTTTAAGAAATTTTTATTTTGACCATCAAATTTAGGCTTGTTTACCCTTGAATGAATGAAAAATTGAAAATATGGTGCAATGTCGCCTTTTGTCAATTTTATTTCCTTGGTTTTATCTTTTTTTGACGACTTGTTTAATGCTTCCAACAAGGCTGAAAATATTGTCTTGGTCCAACTTTGAACGTGTTGACCTCCAGCGGATGTAATTTGACCATTAACAAAAGAAACGGGTTGAGAAACCCCACTTGTTTCAGATCCAACTATGACCACGTCTGATCCTTTGTATTTTATGGTCAAACTGTAAGCAGATGCAAAATCGTCATCGTAATAAAGTCGACTCAACGAGTTTAAATTTTTGATAGGTAATTTTTCACCATTAAAGTAGACATTTATTTCTGGTAGAAGAGAGCTTATATCGATTACCATTTTTTTCAACAGTCCATACATTTCTGGTGGATATTTGGTTAACTTGAACCTTTTAAAATCTGGTATGTATTTAACTTCGGTGTAACCATTAGTTGAGCAGCATCGAATTTTGGGTTCAGTGGTTTTTGTCATGTTGTTTGTCCATTCTTGGGTTAGCTTTAATTTTTGGTCAGGGTCAACCCCAGTCACACAAAAATAAGAAGAAAAGATGTTGGTACATTTGACTCCTACCCCATTTTTACCAGACACTTCTCTGACCTCTTCGTTGCCATAATTTGAGCTGGATCTGAATTGCCCAAAAATCAACGAGTGAATGTAGAGTTCATTAAATTTTTTAATGGTACTTCTTTCTTCCTCGGATAACAACTTAAATTCTTCTTTACTCAAACCATTATTATTGTTTTGTTTTTTGTTTTGAATTATTGGTATAACACAACCATCATTCCACACACTTGTTATTCCCGTTTCAAGGTTTAAATTGACCTTGATATTCTTACATGCCATAATATCTTTGCTTCTTTCGACATTGTCAACTGCATTAGTCAATACTTCGACAAAAATTCTAATCAAAGTTTCTGGTACATCAACGTTTTGACTGATAATCTTGTTGTGTTCGTCGGAGAACACAAATTCTTTCCGCATATTTGATCCAGTATCTCCAATATACACATCGGAACAATCCAAGACATGTTGTATATCGTTCTTGACGCTATATTTGATTTTTGGGTCGTTTATAACTTTAGATGTCATTGTTTATTTTAAATTTTTTTTTAGAAAAATTTTCATTTTTTGGGAAGGGTACCCCCTTGGGTCAATGTGCAAATTGAGGCATTTTAAATGTTTTTGGTCAAATATAACCATAAAATAAAAATTCTCAAATTAATCCATTTTTTGGATTTATGGTTAATTTGACCACAATTAAAAAATTTATCCTATTTTTTCAAAAATTTTTGAAAGCTCCATAGATAAATTTTATTCTTTTTAATGGAAGAACTTCACCGCGTTTATTTTCTACACTGAAAAATTCCAATTTTTCAGTGTGGCAGTCGAAGAACTGGGAAAAAAAGAGTTACAACTAATGGAAGAAAGTAAAGAATATACACGACTTATGGTCGAAAACTCCAATGATATAAGAGACATTAAATCAAAGTTGAATGGGCTTGAATCTATAAGATATGTTACAAAAAGTGATGGGTAAAAAATAATTTTTAATGGTACTTGGTACCATTAAAAATTTAGAAACCTTCTAATTAAGTTTTGTGGTTGATAAAATCGTGAAACAAAGTTTCTCAAATCGTGGTTTTATTACACCTAAAACATAATTGGAATCGGGACTATATATTTTGTTTAACCACCAGTCTTCTATTTTTTCAACAGCCCACAGTTTTTTTTGTAAGGGCATTGGGTTTTCAGATAAACATTCCCAAACCCATGGCTTATCTGGGTTTTTGAGTACAACATCAAAAGTAATATTGGGGTTTAGAGATAAACATTCCCAAACCCATGGCTTATCTGGGTTTTTGAGTACAACATCAAAAGTAATATTGGGGTTTTGAGATAACCGCCTCCAATTCCACGGCTTATCTGGGTTTTTGAGTACAACATCAAAAGTAATATTGGGGTTTTGAGATAACCGCCTCCAATTCCACGGCTTATCTGGGTTTTTGAGTACAACATCAAAAGTAGTATTGGGGTTTTGAGATAACCGCCCCCAATCTAACCAACGCCATGGCTTATCTGGGTTTTTGAGTACAACATCTAAAGTAATATTGGGGTTTTGAGATAAACATTCCCAATCCCACGGCTTATCTGGGTTTTTGAGTACAACATCAGTAATATTGGGGTTTTGAGATAACCGCCTCCAAACCCACGGCTTATCTGGGTTTTTGAGTACAACATCAAAAGTAATATTGGGGTTTTGAGATAAACATCCCCAATCCCACGGCTTATCTGGGTTTTTGAGTACAACATCGAAAGTAATATTGGGGTTTTGAGATAAATATTCCCAATTCCACGGCTTATCTGGGTTTTTGAGTACAACATCGAAAGTAATATTGGGGTTTTGAGATAAATATTTCCAATCCCACGGCTTATCTGGGTTTTTGAGTACAACATCAAAAGTAATATTGGGGTTTTGAGATAAACATTCCCAATCCCACGGCTTATCTGGGTTTTTGAGTACAACATCAGTAATATTGGGGTTTAGAGATAAACATCCCCACTCCCACGACTTATCTGGGTTTTTGAGTACAACATCAAAAGTAATATTGGGGTTTAGAGATAACCAACACCAATTCCATGGCTTATCTGGGTTTTTGAGTACAACATCGAAAGTAATATTGGGGTTTTGAGATAACCAACACCAATTCCATGGCTTATCTGGGTTTTTGAGTACAACATCAAAAGTAATATTGGGGCTTAGAGATAAACATCCCCACTCCCACGGCTTATCTGGGTTTTTGAGTACAACATCAAAAGTAATATTGGGGTTTAGAGATAAACATCCCCAATCCCATGGCTTATCTGGGTTATTTTTTATGAAATTAAAATAATGGTAAGAATACATGTTTATTTTTAATATTTTTTTCTTATTTAAATTTCAATTTTCTGCACTTTTTAATGCTCTAGCAGAGCATTAAAAATTTATATTTAAAAGGTCGAATACAAGCTTGGAATTATTTTTTTGAATCCCTTTCTTTCAAGGTTAATTATAGCCATTTCAGAAGCCTTCTTTTCGGCGTCTTTTTTAAGTGCTGCAGCACCTTCTCCAAGCAAATTATTTGAAGAGTCATATACTTTTGAAATAAATAGATTTTTATCGTTCTTTACCACCCTTTCGGTCTTGTACACAGCTTCAGAGCCCAATGTGTCTTTATATTGGTCAAACACACCTTTAAGTCGATTTTTTGAATCAACTAAAGTGTTGTAATCGATTTTCAAAGTATATGGTTCAAATAACTTTAACAAAATTGAATATATCAGTTGATATGCCAATCCGGGTTGACTATGGTTAAGTGTAGAATAATCATAGATTACAAATTCAATTACTCCAATTAATGCTTCAAACACGTCTTCTAAAAGTTTTTTTTGCTCTAAGTCTAAGCTCTTCGGAAGCTGATATAAAAGGCCAAAACCCCAAATTTTCTGCTATCTGATAAAGGTTATCTTTTGACCCTAAATTAATCTTCATTCGAGCAACAATTTCCACAGCTTCAGACTTACCTCTAAGCTGTGGAAACTTTTCATAGGAACTCCATACAATAAACTTTCCAATGGTTGAGTCACCCATTTGTTCAAATGGTTCATAGTTGTACTGTTCGTCGGCACTACTACTCGTAAAAGCCATATTAAAAAAAGGTAGAGTTTGACTATTAACATATTTCTTTATTAATGGTTCATCTAACTCTGCATATTTTAAAATACTTTTTAATAAATCTGTAAAAGATTCGTCTCTTGGACCATAATGTATATCCATCTTTATTTTAACGTAAATTATCTCTGGAAGTTCAATTTTCTGTGGATTGTGTGTTTTTTGACTTGTATAGTCAATACAACTTAAATTTTACGACTAATAATGAAAAATTCTTCGTTAAATTTGTCCAAGTCAATTGATTGCCAAAATAAGGTAAAGTTTGACCTTATAGTTTCTAAAGAAAAATTTTTCAAATTGTGGTCTAACAAGGCCCTTGTTATATGTTGAAAATTTGGATTGTTCAATTTGAGCTCTCTATGAGCATATTCATCTGTCAAATTTAAGGCTAAAAGCAAGTTTAAATAGTCTTCAGCAAACCACCCACCTCTAAGATAGCTCAATATATTATCAAGGATATGACGAACCTTTAACACTTCCATTTTATCTTCTGTATTGTTTATGGTATATTTTTCCACTCAAAATTCAATTTTTGATTTGGTCAAAATTACACACTAAATAAATGATATCATATTCAGCGTTAACAAGTTATGGTAAGGCGACCTTACCTTCAGTTGAAGTTTGGAATGGAAATTTTGATATAGTCAAAGATCCACCATCAGGCATCCATACCCGTAGAATTATCAAGGTTGGAGAAAACAACGACCTACTCGATTGGAACGATGACTCTGGTAGTCGGATCAATGAGATGATTAATATATATGCCCGCGGCAACAATCCAATGGTGTCAGTTCAATACTCAAATCATGGTAATAGCGGCAGTGGTTTGATGGGTGTCGACGGTGGCAGCTCTGGTTCGAATATGAGTGGTATCATGACCGCTGGTGGTGGTGGAAAATTACCATACAGAATTATGAATGAAGGAGCTTTCAGACCACCAATTTTGAGACAAGAAGATTTGTTGCCACTATCACGTATGCCAAGAGAGTGTACCAGTGTTACCAGTAAAAGATGTAGGGTTGATCAAACCAAAAGAATTGAACCGGATACAGTTGAATATTTTAAGCAGATACACAAGGCCCCGATGAAAGTTTCAGCTGAATCAAAACGTTCATTCAAAAAGGAAGGTCCCGCAGCACCACCTTCGAATATTGGTCTCATGGTCAATTCTGGTGCGCTTGCTTTTGACGTTAATTCAAATGTTCGAAAATTAAAGGACACCGGCGATCATAGAATTATTCCAATTTTGGACGATGCTCTATTGGTCTCGAACGTGGATCATATTAACCAGAAAAGAATTAGTCAACAAAAATATCTCAATACTGATGTTCACCTTTCAAAAAATGTTCCAAATTACGAGGCTCAAACAACCTCAAACTTGAATCTTAGGCCAAATCGAAACGTGTACGAACTTGGTGGTCAAACAGTCAAGCTGACAAACAACAGACCTTATCGTGGTGTTTCCAACTTTGGGGCAACAAGTGGCGGAACAATGGTCAAAATTAACCAAGATAAAATGATTAATGGAGTGACTCTTAAAAGTCGAGGTGTCCATTAGATTATATTATATTTTTTATACTCAAAGTCCACCATCGTCGATCTTAGCTTTCGAACTGTCCAACCACTAAGTTATTTGATTTGACTCCACGAATCTTTTTTGGTTGTGTTAGTCGTCGATGATAGTCGATTCTCGGAGATAAAATCGACTATAGCAACCAAATCCGACAACTTTATCCGTGAATATTGTTTTTAAAAAATAGATTCAAATGAACTTTTCAATGACCATGAATTATACCTGACCCAAGATAAAATGGGGGTGGCTAAAAGTCGAGGTGTCCATTAGATTATATTATATTTTTTATACTCAAACGAGTATAAAAAATTAGTAGATAATTTTATACTTAAAGTCACCATCGTCGATCTCAGCTTTCGAACTGGTCCAACCACTAAGTTGTTTGATTTGACTCCACAAGTCTTTTTTGGTTGTGTTAGTCGTCGATGATAGTCGATTCATTAACTCTTTACGACTAAGAACGACAGTTTCGCCATTACGTTCTCTTTGCTCTTTCAACGATAGAAGAATATCATCGAAAGCGTCTCTGACAGACTCACTTTCCTCTTCTTCAAGATCAATAGTCTCTGTGTGTTCACCAATATGATAGGTCAATTTTTTAATATCGAGAGGAACTGGTTCAGGGTCCTCTTCGTCCAAACTTTCATCCAATCTTGTTTTGATGAAATTATTCACATAGTCTACGTTTGCATCATAGTTGTCGGAGATAAAATCGACTATAGCAACCAAATCTGACACCTTTATACCGTGAATAAGTTCATGTCTTCCGGTATCGCTAGATTTCTCCTTATACTTGAACAGATGTAACATTTTCTGAATATGGTTATCTAGGTCCTTTGCGTTGTAACATTTTTTGATCCAAACGTAAAAGTAAGAGTCTTTTTTAGGGTGACCAGTAGCATAACCACAAATACGTTTACTTATCCTATCAGTTGACCCTGGTTTAAAAATTCTTTCTTTAGCATACTTTCTAGTAGTGGCTATATAGATCCATTCAAGTTTCCTTTCTTTTATGCTTGATCTTCGCATAAACTTGTTTACCCGTTGAGCTTTCAACTCGGCCTTTCGCCTAGCCTCAACTTCAACCAAGGCTTTCTCTTCGGCTTTTTCTATTTCTTTATCTTTTATGGCCAATTGAGCCATCGCTAAAGAAAGTTGCGACTCGCGTATTCTTTGCTCTTGTTCCGACTTCTCCATGAGAAATTTCATCGTATACTCTCCGTAAGCGAACAAAGCTTCCTCGAGATTAAGATAGTAGTCTCTCACAATTTCAGCATTTTCAGTGTTTATTCTCATAACAGCTTTTTTAAAGCTTCGTTGATTCATACAAATCCATTTTTTTTGTTCCAATTGTTTTGGGATCAATTTAGCCTCTTTTTGAACACATGGATACTCGATAGCTAAAGGATGTTGATAACCAATTTCTTCGTATAAAATATCATGGCTTCTAAGAATCCTTGAAAAACGTTCTTGTTTGTCTGATGAATTTCGTCCCTTGAATCCCATCCACTCCAACAAATTGGAGGTGACAATTATTGGCATAGTTTTAGGTTGAAAATTGACCTTTTTAACCCCCCCAACTGGGGGGGGTTAAATTTGGATAAAGGGTACCACAAATCTTGAAACCAATCAGACGTGACATCAAAAGCCAAATCATGGTTCTTTATGAAATCAAAAATATTTATAAGAGACATTTCATTTCCTTTTTATTATACCGTTATAATAAAAAAATTTATCGTCTACCAACACCACCCAAAGCAACTGGCCCTAAAGCAGATGGTAAATAGACCTTGTACCAACCTCTATCTTCTGAGACGACAGGTCCTCGCTGAATTCCACCATCTCGAGTATATTTTTGTTTTTGTCCTACACCGAAACCTTTTCTAAGACATTCGTCTCGAGTACCAAATCTATCTTTGTCTCGTGGTAGAATTGTGCCATTACCACAAAACACTTTTACTTGTTCGATTGGTTCGTATTCATCGCTATAACTGAAAATAGGTTCATTTAGACCTCTTCCAATGCCTTTTTTTAAACACTGGTACCTTGTACCTAATACTTTAGACCCATTTCTTAATCCTTCATCTCGAGCATTGTTACCACAATACAATTCTCTTGGTCGTTGTGGACTTGTTGACCTTCTAGATGTATTTGATCTTCTTGAAGGTGATGGAGACCTTCTAGATGTATTTGATCTTCTTGAAGGTGATGGAGACCTTCTTGATCTTGAAGGTGGTGGACCACACTCGTTCTCCAACTCTTTATAATTTGGTCCATTTTTCTTTATCTTCCTGTTTGTGAGTGGATTCACAAGAGGTTGTGAATGCCATGTAGCACACTTATTAGCCATTTATTATATGAGTAAAATGTGTACGGTGTGAATGTGTGCGAGTCAGTCGACTTACAAAGAAGATAACACAGTATAATATGTTGAAGAAAATTTTATGGGGGATACAACCAATAGTTTGAGGAAAGATACTCTTGGTATGATTGAGTGCCTTGAAGAGGTTTACCGAAAGAAATAAATTTTTTATGCTTTTGATGAGCACACAAGTACCTTTTATACCTGAAAGGTATAAAAGGGCTAAAAATCAACCATTATTTTTAAACTTTATATTTCAGGTCATTGATGACCTTCATTTCTTCCATTAGTTCTTCTTGGGTAACAGTTGAGCAAAACGTTCTTTAATAGTCTTCGTCGTTAGACCAATATAAGTCGAACTATCGAAATTGTTTTCGATAGCATAGATATAACCAATTTTAGTAGTCATAGTAAATATTTTATTATAGTGTTATTTACCATAATAAATTTCAATTTTTTATACCAGGGTACTCCAGTAACATTTCCAACGACCACTTGCCAAAAGTAGTCAAACATGGTCATATTGAGTTTAAATTTGACCACTTGAATGGTGATAGTCCTCCAGCAATATCAGAAATGTAATCAAAGGTTAAAAAGACACCTTCGTCAGCTGTTTCAGAAAAGCGTTTCCATTTGATCAAACTTACGTTAAATAGCTGTGTATCCACAGATACTTCAGTTTTGCAATCCTGGTTGAGTTGTGGAACATCGGCAAATAAATTGGATAGCTTATAATTTTTTGTTGCTGCTAGATATTGACCACCAATATTATATCTATCAATAGCCTCAGTTTGAACCGCCGATCTGGGTGTTTCAAACTGTGTGAAGACCTTGTGGATGGCGTCGAGTATAGTTTGAGCGCATGGGAAAGAATTGTTTGATCTCAAAGCGACCAATAGTTTTTGAAATTCAGGTGTAACATGTATTGACCATAGTCCTTCAGGGCTGGGAACAAAATGTACCAATTGATCCCGAAATTGGAGGAAGCTGAGTGCAACTACCATCATATCTTGACCACTTGGCCAACTTATGAATGCCTTAAATTCTCGAGTAATGTGATCAGGGTGAGTATGGAACACAAATGGAGAATATTTTTCTGGAAGGCCAACCGAACCTTCATCTCCACTTTTTATATTGTCGGAATTGAGACCCATTACAGCGGTACCTGTAAGAATATATTTTACAATTGAAAGATTACCAGACGCTTCGTTAATTTCTTTGATACATTTTGATAGCGTGACTGCCACCACCTTTGGTATAAACATATCCAAGCTCAAAACATTTGAAGACTTCAAGCTGGCTACAGCCGACCTTATCTGCATAAGAGTCAATTTAGTGGATGGTCTCGGCACATATCTGAGACGTATAATATTATTTATTAATTTTGGTTCAATAAAACCATATTTAACAAAGTATGTTGCATCAACATCAAAATTTGGATTCTTGGTGACCATATCCATAAAAATATCACCGCGGATGTTATTGGTTATAACATCCAATAGTCTTGTTTTAACTGCCATAGACTCGTTTTCAACCTTAAAATAATCAACTGCTCTAGTTTGTAAATTAAAGATTGCGCAACCAAACAATTGAAGATTATCAAATATGGTTGAAGTTATCAAGTGTTCGGATGTGACGGCTGCAAATATAATTCTGTGATTATGACTTATATCATACCCTGAACTATATATTTTTTGTTGAAATTTTGGAAAGTGATCAATGGCTGATTTAACTGGGAAAACAGCTACATTATCAAAAACATAAAAATGGTCAATTGTCACCTCAACTTCCATTTTCTTGAGACGCGTTTGTCTGCGGCCATTGACCACTTCAACTTCCATAGGTTGTAATTCTGTCATTTATTAACTCTTTCTCGCTAACCCTTGGATTAAGTAGATAAATATTTATGGTTTTCTAGCCATAACTCTTACATTCTTCAAATTATGGTACGTTTTTCTTTTATGCCTTTCAGGCATAAAAAATAAATAAAATATATTAATTATAAATAAATAAAATATATTAATTATGGTTGATTTGAACTATTGATATTTATATTTGCCATATTTATCAAACTTGGCTGGTGCACCCATACTTTCTCTGAATTTTTTTTCTTGCCCCAATTTGAACTTTTGATTTTGAATCTTCTCATCCGCAAACGCCATCATACTTTCAATGGAGTCGCAACAAGAACTTGGAACAGTCATACCTTGAATAGCCTTGGCTTTATCAGGGTACATTTGCCTAAATTTGGATTGCATAACATAGTTATCGATACACTTGCGTGCGTTTGGGTTCATTTTACCATCAACACTGCTACACTTATACATGGTTTATTCTTACTTATTTATTTACTCCGTTGTTGCCAATCAATTTTCTGCTTTTTCAGGTAGAAACATTTATTTTTATGGTTAATTTGACCATTATATTTTATTTTGTTTGGATTTACCTGTAGTTTTAGCTTTATTTCAGGTTTGTGTTGGGGTATGATCTCTTTTAACCACCGCCACGCTTCAATCTTGTTAAAGTTGAAATCAACCTTGGAAAATAAATCTGTTCGTTTAATTGTTTTTGGGGTTGAATCTAAGGTGTCGAGATACACTTTAATTTTATGCTTGAATTGTTCTTCAGCAGAGTCATCGATAGTTGTATTGATTGGTATACCATCGACAATACGAGTTATAGTTGCGGATGTGCCTTGGTATGGAGGTGGAACAAATGGTCTCAAATTGTGTCGATTTAGGTTGGATATAAGCATATCCAACTCTTCGTTGAACTTTTCAATTTCATCTTCATAATGTTGAGTTATCCACTCCACGTACCTTCTAAGATCCTTGTAGTGCAACACGTATATCTCTTTGCTTTTGCGTTCTCTGAATCTTCCTAAAACATCATTTATACGCTTCTCACACTCCCTAAAATTGGCCACTCGAAATATGTCTGAATAGTACCACAAATCGTCAATTGAAGAGCGACCATTGTAACCTGAAAATCTAGGTTTAAGTTTATCCATCCCTTCGACTCCTCCAACCTTATATCGATTTTGGTTAGCGTAAGCCTTTGAAGTTGAAATATAAATTGCTTCATTTAATGGTCTCTTTTGATTATTAAAAGTCAACTCTTTCAATATCAGAGAATATTGTTTGTGGTCTTCAGCTTCCTTTTCTGCTTTTTCTGCTCGTTGTTTCTCTTGCTCCAGTTCGGTATCTTTTATGGACAGTTGAGCCACCATTCCAGATAATTCTAAATCTCTACGATCAACCAGAAAATTCATCGTGTACTCTCCGTAGGCAAACATGGCTTCCTCGAGATTAAGATAGTAGTCTCTTACAACATCGACGTTTTCAGTGTTGAGTCTCATGACGACTTTTTTAAAGGCTCGAGGATCCATACAAATCCATTTCTTTTTTTCAAGGTTATTTGAAAGCATAAGCTGTTTTGACTCTTTTTGAACACCTGGATACTCGATCGCTAGTGGGTGTTTGTAATCAATTTCGTCATATGAAATTTTTAGGCTTTCAAGTAACCTTGAAAAGTGTTCTTGTTTGTCTGCTTCTTTTCGACCTTTGTATCCCATCCATTCAAGTAAATTTTGAGTAACAATTATAGGTTGATTTTCA